AGGAGATCTCTGTCTCCCAACCATGCCACTTCAGAACTTCTTGTATCTCTACTACTATTGTGTATAGATCCTTTTTTCCATTTGAGGTCTGGCGAACTAATCGCCTTCCTCACGATATTCATTGCATCTCTGTTGAAAGAGACTTCCTTATAGAATAATCCATAATTCATTATCAGAACCCACTTTGAAACCTCTTCCACTCAATAGCGTTCTTGATATGATATGTGCGATTATTAATCATACGCAGCACACCATCTAGAAAGAAGAGCACCTGGTCTATGTAGTCAATCTTGAATCGAAGTTTTCCGATGTCTTCGTCCGCTTCAATAAACATTGTGATCTCTTCTTTAGTTGTGAGTTTGAGATCAAATGGCATTTCTTTATAGACAGAGGATGGTGCTTTACCTTTGTAATACAACCACTTGTCTCTTATCATTTTTTTCATTTCTTGTTCCCTCTCCCTCTTCATGAGGGAGTAGGTATTGTGGAACTCCATGTACTTCATATGAAGTTGTGGAATTGCCAAAGAATCATTATCATGAAGATCATCATCCAACTTGGAATCAGTCTTCCACATTTCCTGTAGTGTTTCTAAGTTCATCACCAAAAGAATACTTAAGTTTCATCGCTGCTAGAATCCACGCCTCAGATAAAGACTTGGGTCCAGTTTCAATTAGTTTAGCATGTTTCCATTTCAAGTGGGGGTCTGCATAGGCACGTTGTTTCCAGTTATCCATTAACGGCGATCAGATGAATTGACATCTCGTACTTCATACAGAGTATAGCGGAAAGTTGCTGTTGCTGTGAAATAAGAATTATCTCCAGAAGTAACATCAAAAGGAAGAGATGATAACGCTACAGGGAATGCATCCTTGAAAGTAACATCAAAATTTGCAACGTTGTTATTGTTCAAAACCTGCAGCGTTGCATCTGACACGAATGTTCTTGCAGTATCAGTATTTTGATTTTTATCTAATGATTTATCATCGATCCATTCAAATCGTTCGACATACTCTTCTGGAGTCGATATTGCACGCATCCAGTTATGAATCTGCATATAATTTTCCAGATTTTCATCAACTACAAATTCAATATTTAAATTTGCATATGTTGGTTGTCCATCAGGAATGGGCAATTGGACAAAACCTGGTGTAGGAACTACGATCTCTGAGATAGACAAAGTAGGGATCTCTGCTCTCTGACACAAAAAGGAAACCTTGCGTGCCTTATGCAGAAGAAACACAAACCCAATAGGAGATAGATAGTTCCTATTCGTTAATTGGCTATCATACCAACTTGCCATTAGTCTCTTTGCCTCCAGTCATCGGGTTTATCTCTTTGAAACCAATCTACAATTTCATCAGCACCATCAAACCCCGTTTTGTAATTGGACGGGTCGGGGTCTCCTAATCCCATCCTATTCATAAAATCGTCCATACTACCTTCTTCAATATTTTGAGCAGAATGACGACGTGCTTTATTTAACCAATCTCTAGCAGTTGTATATGACTTAGCGAGTTTCTCCGCCCAAATCATATCTTCTAGAGGAACTTCTTCATTGTTCGCAATGCATCTACAGATAGACTCCAATCGGAGTCGATACTTAGTTGAGAGCATAAATCTACACCAGATACAGTGTTATTTAGATTGCAACATAGCGGACAATTCGTCAGCTCTGTTGTACTCATCTAGTGCGACAATCATTCTATCTTTGAGAATATCGATAAGATCATTGTAGATAATATCATTCTCTACATAGTCATCCAGATATTTGTCCAATGCCTCTTTCAAATATCTTTTACGATGCCACTCTGGAGAATATGGTTTATAATCCATGATGTAGGTTTCAGAGTTATAAAATTATTTAGCATTAAAAAAAGGGGACCGAAGTCCCCCAGTCACTTCCTTCACACGGACATTAGTATTTATAGGAGTTTCATATCATAATAGCAACCTCTTGCATATACGTTTGCACTGGCTTTGATTAGTAAGGTCGCATTCAATTAGACATTCATAGTAGTCATTCAGTTTCTGGTTTTCGAGATCAAGTTCATCGATAGTATCTTCAAAATGACGCCATTCATCTAGTTGATTGCGAGAGGTTATGTTGTGCATAATTACCCCCGTAATGTGAACACATAATAACAGTTTGGGGTTTAAGGATCATTTGGTCACCTCGCATAATTCTATTACTAGTTATATGCAAAGTGGGCATTTTCTAACAAAATACGGGTGTTACAACGCAACTCTTATTTTTTGTATACTAGACTACACATTATATGTAAAGATAAAAAAAGGACCCCGAAGGGTCCTTGATTCAAGTATGCCCAATAGGGCTGACATCACATCAGGTTTGCGACCTGAACGCGACGGTAGTACTTGTTGGTGTTTGCAGTCAGAGCACCCGAACCTTGGGTCAG